AAGCAGCAAGGGCACGCGCCAGGGTGCTTCTCGAGGCCACCAGCGCCGCACAAACGCAAGCCAGAGACATGCGCGCCGAAATCGAGATCAGGGGGCGTCTGAGCGCATTGGTTGCCTCTGGCGCCTTGACCAGTGAACAGGCCAACAGACAGCTCCAGGAGGAGCTGCAGCTCAGACCGTTGATCACGGCGGCCGCGATGGCAGAGGGTGCCGAAAAGGCAGAACTGCAAAAGGTGATCGAGCAATTGCGCGACGGCTACGCGGATCTGGAGAAGCAGCGCAGCCAAGCCTCGGGAGCTGAGTTTCTGCGCGGTCAGCAGGAAACGCTTGAGAAGCTGCGCGTTGAGGCCTCGCTCCTGGGGGTCAACGCGGAAATGCGGGCAAAGATACTGGGTCTTCTGGAAGCGGAGCGCGAGATCCGCGCGCGCGGCATCGACCCGGTCAGCCAGATCGCGGGCAACATCCGAGGCACCGCCCAGGTCATTGCGGCGGAAACGCTCGAGCTGGAGCGATGGACCGAGGCCTGGGACAAGGTTGGCAATTCGGCGGAAAGCGCCATCGACAAGGTGACCGATAGCCTGGCCAAAGGCGATATTTCCGGTGCCCTGGAAGGTCTCGCCGCCGAGATCACCGGCCTCTTTACCGAGTTAACGATCAAGAACCCGCTGAAGAACGCCATTCTGGGCACGAACTACGGCACGATGGACGAAGTCGGCGGCCTTGGTGGAATCTGGGACCGGCTGACTGGTAAGGCGACCGCACCTCAGGCCTCCTCCATCCTCAAGTCACAGATCATGAGCACGGGCGCGATGACCGTGACAGCCGGGACCGTCACAGTGAATGGCGGTCTGGGGTTTGCTGCTGGTGCGGCAGGTCAGGCCGGGGGTGCCGCCAACATCAACGGCGTTGCGGCGGCTGGCGGGTTGACCGGCCAGCAGGATGTGCAAAATCAGGTTTGGCGTTTCTTTGCCGCCAAAGGCCTCAAGCCGCATCAGATTGCCGGGATCATGGGCAATGTGAGCGCGGAAAGCGGGTTCAACCCGCTGGCTCAAGGCGACGTGATAAACGGGAAACCGACGTCGTTCGGCCTGTTTCAGCATCACAAGAACCGGGCGACAGGGCTTTTGAACCAGGTGGGGGGACGAGGGAACCTTGGCGATGTGCAAGGACAACTCGAATATGTCTGGAAAGAGCTGCAAAGTTCCGAAGGGGCGGCCATGCGGCGTCTGCTTGCATCGACCAATGTGAGAGAGGCAACTGGTGCTTTTGTCGGCTTCGAGCGCCCTCAAGGCTGGAGCGCGCAAAACCCTGAAGGTGCGCTGCACTTCGACCGCCGTCTGGGGGCCGCACAGGCGGCAATGACCAAGTTCAGCACAGCAACCGATGCGGCAACGCAAAACCTCGGAACGCTGGGCCAGGGGGCGGATATCGTCGGTACCATCCTGTCCAACATCACCGGAATCGGCGGCGGTCAGAGTGGTGGCGGTGGCAGTCTGTGGGGCACTCTGATCGGTGGCATTGCAGGCGCTGTTGGTCTGCCTGGTTTCCGCGTTGGAGGGGCGACCGGCGGCTCTGATCCGTCCAGGGTGGCTGGCGTGGTCCACGAGCAGGAATTCGTCTTTGACGCGGACGCCACCCGCAGGATCGGCGCGGCGAACCTGGAGGCCATCCGCAAGGGCTCCATGCCAGGCTACAGGAAAGGTGGGCTGGTCAGTTCCAACCCGGCACCTGCGAGTGGGTTTGCACCGCAAGTCGCCAACCAGGCTGCGCCAGTGGTGATGATCAACAACTACACCGGCGAACCAGTTACGCAGGAGGAAACGGTCGGCCCGGGCGGGCAGAAGCGTCCGGTCATCTCCATCGGTGAGCAAGGTGCTGCAGCCGTTGCACAGCGGGGCAATCCGCTCAGCAGGCAACTTGAGGGTCAATACGGTCTCAAACGTAAAGGTCCGGCAAGATGACCATTCTGACATGGCCCACGAATTTGCCACGACCTGAGCGGTCAACATGGCAAAGGCAGTCGCAGGATCCACGTCAAAAGCGGATCAGTGAGAATGGCCCGCCAGGCTATCGGCGCAAATTTTCCGGCGTGGCAAAAAACATCAGCTTGTCGGTCACCCTCACCCGAAGCCAAAAACAGACCTTCGACCGGTTCTACGAGATCGACACGAAGCACGGTTCTTTGCTCTTCACCATGCCGGATCCTACAACCGACGGCTGGCCGTTGCTCTCGACAACCGGGCAGCCGCTTTTTCAAAGCGAAGGCGTACCGCTGTTGGTGGCGGCTCAATGGCTGTGCCTTTTCGGCGAATCCGCTCCGACAGAGACCATTCAGGGTATCGAGTTTCTTATTCGCTTCTCCGTGACGGTGATGCCATGATCCGCAAGAGCCTAAACGCCCGCTTGATGCAGGACGCCGCGACCAGTGACGAGATCTATGTCCTGCTGCTTGAGATCACCCACACGTCGCTGAGCGCGCCCATCCGACTATCCACGGACAATGCAGAGCGTATTTCGACCGACCCCCTTGTTTATGGGACGAGATCAGCCTGGCGTGGTGCCAACCCGGCCAACGAACCTTATCTCTGGGTGATCGCGTCAGTTCTTGTGCCGGATGACAAGCAGGACGCACCGGCGGCGGGGTCGTTTGTACTCGAGAATCTGGACAACAGCATCGTCGGGCTTTTGCGATCCTTTACCGACCTCGCCACCCTCAACATGGCCGTTGTTCTGGCGTCTTCACCAGATTTCATCGAGCGCGAATGGGTTGGTCTGAAAATCACCACGGCCGAGATGAATGCAGGCGAAATCAGCCTGTCATTTTCCCGCGAAGAGATCGAGCTTGAGCGGTTCCCGGTCGGACGCCTTAACCGCAACAGTTTTCCGGGGCTGCACCTATGAACCAATGGTCAAATAACTATGTCGGAACGCCATACGATGAGCACGGCCGACTACGTACTGGATGTGATTGTTACGGGCTGATCTGCGTCGTCTACCAGGAAGAGCTCAACATCACGTTGCCCGATTACCTTGGCTACTCCTCGGTCGAAGAACATGCGGAGATCGCCGCTTTGATCTCTGACGGGAAATCTTCTCCGGTCTGGGTCCCAGCCGATGGAAGCGCGGTAGCGTTCGACGTTGCGGTCTTCCGGCGCGGTCGCCTGGATACCCATGTCGGCCTGATCGTGAAGCATGGGATCATGTTGCACATGGCCGATGAGGACTGCGCCAAGCATGCCGATTACCGTACCGGTGCCTGGGCGCATCGCCTCACGGGGATCTTCCGGCATGTGGATCTGATCTCACGAGCTGCGCCATGACCCCCAAGGGTGAACTGATCCCTGTCCTGGCAGCCCCACTTTTCGATCCGGCGGCCGGGCGCATAGATGTCGAGGTTTCTGTTGGCTTAACCGTGGCTGAAATCGTCGCTTCTGTCTTGCCGGGGTTGAGCGATGCTGAGCGGCCGTCTGTTCGAGTTGCTCTGGTGACCCGGCAAGGGTCCGCGATCATCGAGCCCGAGAATTGGCATCGTGTCCGGCCCCGACCAGGTGTGCATGTGGTGATCCGCGTCGTGCCTGGTAAAGACGCCTTGCGCAGCATCCTTTCCATCGTTGTCGCCGTCGCGGCCGCAGCACTATCTGGCGGCGCGCTGGCGGGAACGATCGGAACAGCTCTAGGAATAGGTGCAAAGGCCGGGGGAGCGCTGCTTTCGCTCGGGGTGACAGCCTTGGGCAACCTCGCAATCAATGCGCTTATCCCACCTCCCGAACCAGATCCCGGCCCTGAAAACACTTACACGATTTCTGGATGGCGCAACCGGCTGGATCCGGACGGCGCGATACCTGTCGTGATGGGAAAACTAAGGTTCGCCCCTCCCTTTGCCTGCCGACCATTCACTGAGATCGTGAATGGCGATCAGTACGTCTTGAGCATGTTCCTTTGCGGCTATGGGCGCTTGTTGCTCAGTGATTTTCGCATCGGTGACACCTCAATTGCCGAGTACGATGAGGTGGAACTTGAGGTTCGGGAGGGTGAAGAGGACGATGATCCGATTACCCTGATGCCACATCAGAAAGTCGAGGAGTCAATTGGCACCGAGCTGACACGGTTGTTGCCGCGCGATGACCTGGGCGAGATCATTCCAGGGGAGCCTGGCGTTGAAAAACCGGTGACCAGGGCAACCGGTGCCAACGCCGCCGGGGCTTCAGTGATCTTCGCATGGCCAGCAGGCTTGGTCGTGTTCGACGACAAGGGGCGCAAGGTCGCGATCACCAAAGAGATCAGGATCGAGCATCGTCTTGCTGGAAGCGACAATTGGCAGGAAGTCATCACGCTGTCCGTCGTGGAGCGCACACTGGAGGCCTTCTATCGACAGTACACATGGGACTTTCCATCGCGCGGCCGGTGGGAGGTGCGTGTGACGATGATGACGGATGAACGCGGCACGGACCAGACGCAGGAACGTACAGTTTGGGCGGCACTTCAGACCCTGCGCCCCGAGTATCCACTGAACATCGACACGCCGATGGCGCTTGTTGCACTGCGGATCAAAGCAACGGATCAGCTCAACGGCCAGTTGGACAACTTCAATGTCATGGCCTCCAGGATCTGCCCCGACTACGACGCGGAAACCGAAGAATGGATTGACCGGGAGACGAGCAACGCAGCGTCTCTCTATCGCTATGCCCTCCAGGACAATGCCAACGCCAAACCAGCACTCGATTCGGAGATCGATCTGGAGCAGCTGATCGAATGGCACGCATTTTGCGTGGAGAAGGATCTGAAATATGACCGCGTGATGGACGATCCGCAGTTTACCCTGCGCGACGCCCTGACCGAGATCGCGGCGGCCGGGCGCGCCAGTCCAAGGCATGACGGCGTGAAATGGGGTGTCACCATCGACCGGCCGCAGGAACTGATCGTCGACCATATCAACCCCCGCAACTCGCAGGATTTCTCGATAACCCGATCCTACTTCGAACCGCCTCATGCTTTCAGGATCAAGTTCAAGGATGCGACCAACGATCACAAAGAGGCGGAGCGATATGTGCGTTGGCCGGGGTATGAGGGACCAATCAGGCTGACTGAGCAGCTCGAATTGCGCGGAAAAACGGATCCGGTCGAGGTCTATCGGGAGGGTCTCCGCCGCATCTACGAAACAATTCACCGGCCAGACAGCTACAGCGTGATGCAGGATGGCCCGGCTTTGGTGGCAACCAGGGGAGACCAGGTCATGGCGTCTCATTACGTCATCGACAGGGTGCTTGCAGCAGCTCGGATCAAGACCGTCACTGGCAGAATGGTTGAGATCGATGATCTGGTCGAAATGGTTGAGGGGCAGGATTACGGCATTCGCTTCCGGATCTATGAAGACCGGCCCGTTCACGAGGAGCCGGACACTGTGGGTCAGTCAGTTGTTTGTCCGGTGTTAACATTTGGTGGCGAAACATCAGTCTTAACGCTTCAAAAAGGGGGCGAGCAACCCAAGGTCGGCGATCTGATCCACTTTGGCCCGCTGAGTGCTGATAGCATTCCTCTCATCGTAACTGAGGTGGAGGCCGGGGATGGCCAGGTCAGCCACCTTCGGCTTATCGATGCAGCTCCAGAAATTGACCAGTTGACGGACGAGGCAGAGATCCCGCCCTGGTCGGGTAGCATCGGTTCCGAGATCAGCGAGAACCTGGCATTGCCTTCAGCCCCGCGCTTCAGCAGCGTGAAATCTGGCCTCATTGATACTGGCGATGCCGATCTCATCGTCTATCAGATCGAAGAGGGTGGCGGTCCAATTCGCGCGAACGAATTCGAGATCGAGCATCGAATAGATGGTGGGTCGACGTGGGAAAACCTCCTTATTCCGGTCGCGAACGGGGGTGGTGAAATTGCAGCCTATGAAAACGGAGACCCCATTGAACTGAGGGCAAAAAGCATATCTGCCACGGGAGTAGAGGGGCCATACACGCCGATCCTGACCCTGACTGTTGGCTCAAAGGATGCTGGCATTCCAACGGCGCTGGACGATGAGACATTCCTGTTGAGCGGAGGCTTGGGTGGCTTCCTTGTTGGTTTCGCAACTGGCGATGACGTCAACACGACAGCGGTTCAGATCTATCGCTCGTCCAGTTCCACATTGAATCGAGAAACAGATGCCAGCGGCTCGGCCGTGACTGTTGATCCGAACCGGACCTATGAAGTTCAGCTTGGTGATGGCAGCCGTTCAAACCAAGTTCCGTCGCCTTCCTGGACACTGGGAGCTGACTGGTCAGTCGATGGTGGGCAAATAACAAAGTCACCTGGCTCGGCTACCGGTTCATCACTGTCCTTGGCCACTGAAGCTGGCAAGTTTTACAGGTTTTCTTATGAAATCACCGATGCAACCGCAGGCTCCATTACCGCTCGGTTGATTGGTGGGTCAGTCCGGACAGGGGCGACAAATTCGACCAATCAGACCCACCTGGACCGCATTCAGGCCGTGACAGGTAATAACGCAATAGAATGGTTGTCCGACACTGCATTCGATGGAACCATTTCCAATGTGGTCGTTATCCAGGAAACGACCTCGTGCTTGGTTCAGGGCACCCATTATGTATGGATCGAGCCTCAAAATGAAGAAGGGGTACCCGGACCTGTGTCCGGGCCAATTACGATTCAAGTTGTGTGAAGACGGTTAAAAAACCGGAGATCACGCATGAGCGGACTGAAAACAACAGATGTGCCTGAAGAGACCTTGGTAGATGAGATCGTCGGTAACAAGGATGGGTCATCAGGAAGGATCTCTTTCCATAACTTCAGCCAACAGCTTCTGGGGGCTGGCCCCGTTGCCGAAAAATTTGATCTGATTGAAGACCAAGTGCTCTCCGGGCTCAGTCCAGCCAGTTCCTGGGCTGATCTTCTGGCCCTTGTACCGGTTGCCGACGATGTGGGCTCCTCGGTGCCTGATACGGACGCGGGGACCCACCTTCAGGCGACCGTGACCGGCTATGACGGGGCGAGTGTTCCCAATGCCGGGGTCTACCGCTGGGTAGCGACCTGGTCGCGCTGGCTGCGGGTCAGCGACACAGGTCTTTCTGGGAAATCCGACGTCGGGCACGGCCATTCCGTCGCTGATGTCGGCGGGCTTCAGGGTGAGCTCGACGCCAAGGCGGACGACGCAGCGACCACGGCTGCGCTGAATAAGCGGTATCGCGATGCCTTCTCGGGTGTTTCAAACTTTGTTAATGACGGTGCAAACTTTTCTGTCAGCCTGACCGGCGCACCGGAGGCCGTGGCGGACCTGGCTGCGGGAGCGGAAGTTTCCTTTGCTGATGATGAGACCGTGGGCAAAGTGCTGCGCATCACTCACGACGGCTCAGGCAACACCTACGTTTGCACGAAAAAAGCGATCCCGTTTGTGGCGGGTCACACCTATGAAGCGACCGCGATCTTGCGCGTGAATGTGGCAGACGGCGGAACGGTGCCAATTTATTTGCAGACTTTCCGACTTGACGCCGATTTCTTGTCGCCAGCTTCTCTGGGGACAACATCTACCACTCTTGCCGTGACCGGAGATTTTGTGACGGTGAGCGTAGTCGCGACGGCATCAGGCACGTTTGATGATTATAAATGGCTGCGTGCTCGCTTGGGCTTTATGGAGACGGCGCCAGGCGACAGGATTGATATCCTGTCGTTTGGCATTGAGGACGTGACCGCGCTGGATGCGAAGGCACCGCTGGACAGCCCGACCTTCACGGGCACGGTCAGCGGAGTGACCAAGACGCATGTCGGGCTGGGCAACGTCGACAACACGGCGGATGTGAATAAGCCGATCAGCGGGCCGCAGCAGGCTGCTTTTGACGAAACCAATTCTGCAATCGAGGCGGTTAAGGATGGTGCCGTGGCCGTCCCCCGGCAGACGCTCTATTTCGGCGATGAGGCCGATGTGGAAGATGGCGAGGAGGTGGAGGTAACCGAAGACGGCCAACTGATCCGGCTGGGCCCAACCTCGCAGGTCGCGCGGGTCGGAGCTGATCTTGAGGACGCAAAAGACGGCACCGGTCGCTGGACGCTCACCTTTGACCCGAACCTGATGGCCTATGAAGAAGTCCGCACCGATGGGCAGGGCAACATTCTTTCCGGCAGCGCGCCCTTGCTTGATCCCGGCACTCGCTGGACCCTGACCTTTGACCTTGCCCTGTCCAGTTTCGACATGGTCGAGGTGGATCGCAGCGGGCGGGTCGTGTCGGGATCAACATTGGGGTTGGATGTTCCACCCACTGACCAGTCTGTCCCCGCGCTTTCGGACACGATGCAGGCCTACGGAGCCGTCGGGCTGGCGGATGAGGCGGCGGCATGGAGGGCGGACCTTGACGCGAACGGAGCGCCAACGGAAGACCCGTCGAACAGCCCGGAGCTGACTGTGATCACCGATGCGGCGACCATGGCTACGTACTTGCCGATGGTGAACCGCATGGTGCCTGTCATCGCCCAATGCCATCGCAGCGGGCGGGTCTGGCGGGCCTATTACGGAAACAACGGACCTCTGGGAACGGACCCGGAGGAAGCTGGCCATGATATGTTCATGCTGCTGGAATACACCGAGGATTTCGCGGACGGCGGCGTTGCTCCACCTGCGACGGATGGCGAGACCGATGATGTCACCTGGTTGCCAGCGGCCATCATCCACTATGCGACCGACGACGACGCGCTGGTGCAGGACGGGCAGTTTTTCTACACGCATCAAGGCTATTTGGTGTTCGCCATGGCGATCAAGACCACCGGCGATCTGCAGGTCAACCGCGCCTGGGTGATCCAGAACCCGGACACGGGCGAGGCGGCAGACCTCGATCTGGTGGTTGACGGCACGTTCGTATTCGGGACGCAGACCTTCTTGGGTTATGGCTTCGCATTCCAGCCACACCTGACCGGCACCGAACACCGTTTTTTCATGTCAGGCTTCCCCGCGGAAACTGATCCGCGCGCGGTTGATCGGATACCACGCTACTGCCGCCTGCGCATCCACGAGACGCGGGTGCAGGGCGTGGTCACTGACGTGCGGGCGTATTCGCAGGTGATCAGTGAAGTCCAGCCCATGCTCAACAGCGCGGAAGAAGATTTCCCTGAGCCGACTGCGGTGCCGGTTGGCAGCGACGAATTGATGATGGTGTTTCGGACCGACACCGGTGCGATGGAGCGCCGGTCATATGATGGCGGGCTGTCCTGGACCGACGAAGTGGATGCCTACATCGAGAGAGTGCTGGAAAGCACCCGGTCGAAAACCGTTCTGTGCCGTAGCCCGTCCGGGCGGCTGGTCTGGGCATTCAACAACAATGGCGCACGCCTGCGGATGTCCGTCATGGTCAGCTACAAGGGCAGCGCCGGCCAAGACAGCCATTGGCTGCCTCCGGTGCTGTTGGAAGAGCGCGACCGGCCTCTCAGCTCCTATCCGTCCTTGGTGTTCCTGCGCGACCGGCTGGGCCGTTACACCGGCAAGTTCCTGGTCGCCTACGACCGGGGCCGGTCACGAACCTACATCGGCATGAGTGGCGACGAAGTCCCGGTCGGCACCCCCGGCAGCACCACCTGGAACGAACTAAACACCTGCCTTGTGGACGAGGAAGACGCCGCCGCCGCGGTGACCGACACCGTCCTGAGATACACCACCAACCCCGGCGTAGCCGTACCAGCCTAAAGGACCAATTCAATGACCGTTAAGCGCATCCTTCAACAGACCGTAAAGAACCCTCTTGTGACCGCCCCGGCGGGCGCACCGGCCCTGAACACCCCGGCAGAGCGCGGCCTGCTCGATCTGCTCTACCAGCCTGCCTGGCGCACAAAGAACAAGAGCTGGTTCTCGGCCCGCGCGGCGCGCCTGGGCGGTGACGGCTTCGTCCAGGACGTGATCGGTTGGATACCTGGCCTTGACGGAGAGCCGCAGTACCTGCTCCGCCATCCCGACGACACGACGAATGCGCATCGTATGCAGCGCGGAGTCGGTGCTGACGGCATGGTCACATTGGGGCGGGACGACACTGGGGGAAGCCCCATGTCGGCTGTTGCGATGGGCACGCTGCTGTCATCGGCAAATGCGCTGCTGCCCACCGTCGCCGTCGATCAGTCGGAGCAGATGACGCTCGCCTTCCTGATGCGGCAACCCCCCGCGTCAGGTGGTTTCATCATATCAGCCGACGACATGGCCTCGGGTGCAAACCAGATGGCCATCAGCTTCACTGGCGGAACCGAAGCAATCTCAGCCTACACCCGCCGCACACCCGCCGCACTGTCAACGACTGTGGATAATGTGATCCCCGATGCCCTTATGCTGCTGGTGGTCGAGTTCACAGGGCTTGCGGCGGCGAGCATTTACATCGATGGCACCAAGCAGACCTTGTCCGGCACGCCCAACTGCGCGGCAGTACTCGGGGGCCAGCGGTTCCGCATCGGTTCCTTACGCACGGATGCTGGAGCCAGTTTCTCAACCCCGGCGGACGGCTACATCGAAGAATTTCTTGCGCTGCCTGGTGTGGACACCGAAGCTAACGACTCGATCCACGAGGCGTTGGAAGCGTACAAGGCGGAGAAGCATCCGGCATGACTATCGCTTCCTAGAACCGCACGACGATGCGGCCTCCCCTGACCGGGAGGCCGCTGGGTGGATTTCAGGCACGGCCAACTTGGCCAAGGTGCTGAATTTTTCGTCCAGAAGTCGATGCCGTTTCGTCCAGAAGCCCGCGCCGCGCCACACATTATTCATCACCTCGGATCGCCTATTCGCTTCGGACACGTTCGGCAAAAATCGCTGATGCGAGGGCCAGAAAGGCAGCAGATCAACTCGACGACTACTGGTTCCACCTGAGGTCTCAAGATGCGCAGCTGCCGGGAAAGCACATGTTGCGGCAGGGCGCTTCGTGTGGCGCTGGGTCTCCTGCATTGCCAAACGCGAGTGTCTCGTCATTTGTACGGTTGTCAGAGGCCGTGGAGATTTACCTTGAGCAAAAGGGCACAGGCCGTCCGATCACCTTCCACCGGGCAGCTGAGAGAGCGTGTGGCTACGTCATTGATGCCTGTGGCGACAAGCACCTAGACCTCTACACCAAGGCCGATGCGAACGCGTTCCGGGACGCTCTGATTGCGCGTGGACTGGCCGGGAGCAGCCTGACACGGGTCTTTGGCACCGTGCGAGCGGTCACGAACTTCGCCGCCAGCGAACAGGGTCTGACCCTGAACAACCCGTTTGCCGGGGTCTACTATGATCGATCAGCAGGTGTCTCAGATCGCAACCCAATCCCGTCAGAGACACTGAAGGTCGTGCAGGCCAAGTGTCGGGAGATTGACGATGATCTGCGCTGGCTCGTTGCCTTGGTTTCAGACACTGGCTTGCGACTTGCTGAAGCTGCAGGTCTGAGCAAGGACGACATTGTCAGCGAAGACAACGGGGCGCTTACCGTCCGGGTCCGTGAACACCCTTGGCGTCGTCTGAAGACGAAGGGCAGCGAACGAGAAGTTCCTCTTGAGGGCGAGGCCCGATGGGCGGCAGAGCGTATCCTTGAACAGCAAGGTTCCTCTAAGTTTGCCTTCCCAAGGTACAACAAGACTGCCAACACAAACGCCAATGCCGCCAGTGCAGCACTGAATAAATGGATGAAGGAATACGTGCCAGAAGGATGCACCATGCACAGCTTCCGCCACTCGATGCGGGACCGCCTCAGGGCAGTCGAGTGTCCTGCTGATGTTGTCGATCAGATCGGCGGCTGGCAGACGGAAGGCGTAGGCCACGGATACGGGTCTGGATACCCCTTGAGCGTTCTTCGGAAGTGGATGAAGGAGGCAACGTGAGCCGACATGGTCTACGGCTCCTAGCTCGAGTTAAAAGCTGGAGTGTTACCAAGGTGTTAACCGAAGAAGTGGTGCCCGGGGGCGGAGGTTCTGTTCCTCCTACAGGCACTTCTTCAGTTGGTAGCTCCAGCAAAACAAGGGGTAGCGTGGTGGACCACCCGGCGTCAATAGGCACCAGATGGTCTACGGAATGGTC